CTACCTCTTTTTGAACCATAGGTTCCTTTTCCCATTGGCATATTAGTCCTCCTTTATTACCACGGTTTTCCTGATCCCTGTGTGGGAGTTTTTGATAGATTTATCTGATTTTGTACAGAAGTTTCGTAAGCTGTTACTTGATCTGAACCTATGATAGCTTTACACCAAGCTACACAGTTCTCATGTGTTACCTTTGCATATTCTATGAATGTACCTGATGGTTCTGGTATGGCTATTGAGCCATAAACTCTACCTCTATGTTCTCCATCCTCATCAGTACATTCCCAATGTAATGTAGTTATTTGATTATCACCTTTTGACCCTTTTACGTCATACTCTGTGTTTACGATTGTCCATGTTGCTGCCATATTAAGCTCCTTCTAATTTAGCTATTCTTGCTTCAAGTTCTTGTATTGTTTTTACTAATAATGGTACTAGTTTAGAAGCATCCATACTTTGATGTACAGGATTGCCATCATCATCTACCTCATTATGTGTTCCTGAAACTGCTTGTGGTACGACTGACTGAACTTCATGTGCAAGAAAACCATCAACTGTTTCATCTGACTCAGCAATAAAATTAAATCGTGCAGGTTTGAGTTTTTTAAGTCGTGTTGTTGCATCCCAATCATAAGATACATTTTCTTTTAATCTATAATCTGATGATGTGTCATAGTGAGTCGTAGAGCCATCAGTTCTAATAGTACCAACATTGCCATTTGAATTATGAAACCTCATGCAAGTTGTATTACTTGAACCACCAGTATTTCCAATACGAATACCACCCCTACCTCCATTTGAATTGGCAACAGTCATAAAATCATCAGTAGCTCCACCTAAAGTAGCAGTTGTTCCCACCAATACATTACCATTAATATCAATAGTCATAGCAAGTGCATTGGTATAAAATTCTAATGTATTTCCAGATGCGTTAGAACCATTTAAAATTTTTGAGTAATTATCATTATTTCCATTATAAAAAAACAAATTGGTTTGGCTACGCAAAGAAACAGTACCAGAGCTTTCTATTCTTACTCGTTCTAAGTTATTAGTAGCAAATTTTATAGCCGTATTTTCTCTATTCCAAAATGCACCTTCCTCATTTAGATCAATTCCAACAAGAAGGCCATCATTTATAGTTGAACCTGTTGTACTATTTGTAAAATGTGCTTGAGAAGCAGTGCTATCAGATTGATTAATTTGTAGCATTGAAGTAGGACTAGTCGTGCCAATACCAAGATTTCCAGAGCTATCTATCCTCATTTTTTCACCACCAGCAATTCTAAATTGAACAGTAGCACCTTCAAGTTTAAGATTTGCATAAGCTGAATTTGCATTATTTACAGCAACAATGTCTGGATCATTACTATTGTTTACAAACAAAATTCTACCATCTGTGCAAGGTTTTACATCAAAAATAGCATGAGGATTAGTTGAACCAATGCCAACTCTATTATTAGCTGCATCTACGTAAAAAGTATCAGTATCTATTGCTACTTGACCACTTGATCCTATGGTCATGCGTGTATTTGCATTTGTAGCAAAAGCCATACTATCATCTGCATGGTCATAACTAATTTGACCCATAAATCTTTCTGAACCACCACTAGCACCATCTGCAAACATAATATAATTTCTATGACTATCTCCACCAGATATGGTAATACCACCTTCATCAGCACAACCAACAACAAAATCAGTTGCGTAATAAGCACTCATATTACTTACATCAATACCAACTCTACCAGAGGTATCTATCCTCATAGCTTCAGCGTTACCTGCGTATAATATCATGGTGTCAACAGTGCGAATATTAAACTCATTAGTACCATGATTCTGCCAAATAGAAGCTTGATACTCTCCTCCACCACTTGTAGCATCACTAAAATAAATAGAAGATTCACCTGATGATCCTGCTCTAATTGTCATCCCTGCATCAGATGAAGTACTAGCTGTATTTGAAATTGTAAACAATTCAGCGTTAGGTGCATAACCTTCAGTAGTAGTACCAATCATTACACGACCAGAGCTATCAATCCTCATCCGTTCTGTAGAGTTAGTTCCAAATACAACAGGTGTACCAGTTGCACCGATAGTATATATTTCAAGAGCTACATTCGTACCATTTGAACTTATAATTTGGTTTGAATAAGTTTGCCCACTAATACCTGCACTATCTCCTCTTGTTCTAAAATGTAATGTTCTTGAGTTTATTTGTGAACCAGTAGTGCTTGTATTTGCATCTGTAGATGTTGCAAGATTAGCAGTGATTGCACCACCAAAAGTAGCATTACCACTGACATCTACTGCACCATTCATATCTATTGTTGTTGCATTTATCTCAATCTCTGTATCAGAAACTAAATCTAAAACACCATCAGCAGATTGATGAATGTATGTACCACTATCACCAAATTGTAATTGACTTGTTGAATTAAGTAATAATCCAGTATCATGAACATGAGTAATTGTTACCTCACCATCATTACCAAATTTAATTGAAGTACCATCTAAAGCAAGATGAAGTCGTTTATAAAGATCATGCTCGAGTATTCCAAAAGAAACAACTCTTGTTAAATTGCTTGCATCACTATCTTGTACAAAAATATCTACAGTACCGTAGTTTCCTAAACCACTGTCTTTAGAAATTATATTTAACGTACCCAAACTTTGTTGAATAACACCTTCTTTGTTTGCTGTTTTACTTTTAAACACAACTTGTGGTAAAGTACCAACATTTGATTGTGCTTCTGTTTGTTGGAAAGTTAAAGATATGTCATTTAATACTGATCCATCACTATCAATATTTAAACCTCCAGCACTTATTGTACCAGTAAATGTAGGTGAAGAACTTAATAATTGAGTAGCAACAGTATTTACATTCGATATATTAGAAGCAACAGAAGTTACGTTTGCTTTAATAGCTTCAATAGCATTTAAATCAGAAACAAAGTCACTTGTTGCTAATTGATTAAGATCACTAACAATATCAGACGTTGCAAGTGTATTAAGATCACTCACTATATCGGCTGTTGCTAATGTATTTAAATCACTAACAATATCAGTAGTAGCTAATGTATTCAGATCAGAAACTATATCACTTGTTGCTAATATATTTAAATCTTCTACGATTGCAGATGTAGCAAGTGTGTTTAGATCAGATACAAAATCACTTGTAATTAAAGAAGCTACTCCAGCAACACTAGATACAGCAGAAGATATACCAGCTACTGTTGTCACATTACTGCTTATTCCGGCTACTGTTGTTACATTACTTGATATACCAGCTACTGTATTAATATTTGTTGTAATATCAGCAAGTGAATTTACATTTGCAATAGTTGGTCCAGCTTCAGCTGCACCAGTAGTTGCATTAAAACCCAGTACAGTACCTTTTCTACTTGCCTTTAATGGCAATACCATTGAAGCAGCATCATCATTATCGTTTAATCTTACTGATCTATCAATACGATCTTGTAAGTCATCAAACAAAGCTATGTTTCTATCAAGCTCTGTATTCAATGTAGCTATTGGAAAAGCACCAGATGTTGGGAAATCTGTTGTCCTTTTAAAATCTATGTCCCTAAATATAATAACAGTACCAGATGATACTGCATTTCCAGATGTCATAGTAACTGTGCCAGTGGCACCATTTCCACCAGATACTGTATAATGTGTAGTAAGTGTTTTTGTTGTACCACCAACAACTACAACTAAATCTGCATCATCAAAAAACTCAAAAGGTACAGCAAATGACGTTGTTGATGTACTTACTGTATATGAAACTCTAGGTGCATTATCTGTTAAATCTATAGTCATGGCTAAATCATATCCTTTTTATTTATTTTCTCAACTAAAATCTGTTTAATACTCTGCCTAACTCTTTTGTTTCATTTTCTAAAAACCACAATCTCCAAAATGGCATAGTTCTTAAAAGATCATTTGTGCCTTCACCAAAATCACCTTCTGCTATTTTTCTTACTGATCTGCTTACATCAAAAGCCCAAGATAATGGCGCACCAGCAGGTTCCAATAAAGCATCTGCCATTCTTTCTGATTCATCACGACTTATATATTTTGGCTGTATATATTGGTTTGGATAACCTAAATTTTCTGCTGTTGTTATTGCTTTATAAAATAAATCTGAATAAATAGCACCTAAACCAGAATAATCAAAAGATCTAGCTATTTTATCTGGCATAGACATATTTTCTAAAATATATGGTTTATTCCTATATCTTAACTGCAATCCCATATAAGCAAGACCCATTGCAGCTACAATACCTATGGCTCTATTATGAAGAGTACCTTGTGTCATTCTTGCTGTAATTTTACTTAATGCTCCAAAAGTATAAGAATAAAAAGTAAATGGTGTTGCTAATAAACCATTTTCAATTCTTGAATATCCTTTTACAATTTTATCTTCTTTCATGTATGGTATAAGCTTAGCTACTTTCCATGGAACATAAACAACTCCATCCATAATAATAGGTTTATCTGTTGGAGATGACATTATAACTGTATTAAATATTCCAGCATTCATGTGTGATCTAAATTTATCTAATGTTGTTTGCTTTATTCCATTTTCTAACCATTCTGTACTGTTTGGAATCCACAACCCAGCATTTGTTTTTTGTATTGCAACTCCTTTTTCTACAAGTTTTGCAATTTCTTTTGCTTCTTTTATACTCCAACCCATGCTTGCATTTATTTTTATATCTTTTGCTGATAAATTTCCTTTAGACCATTTAATACTATCCTCTATAATTTGATGCGCTCTTAATGTTCCTTCTAATTTTTTAGCTATCGTAGTCATAGGTGCAAGTAAATTTGCTGCAAAATAAACTTGTTTTGCTTTACCTGACAAACGATCATAAACACTTCTATCAAAAGGACTATTTGATATTTCATCAGCTAATCTCTGTTGAACTTGTCCTAATCTAATATCAATAGCTTCGCCAGAAAGCCTTGCTTCTTTTGCATTTAATAAAATTTTATCTTTTTCCAAAATACTAAAAGCTAATTTGAAAAAAGCACCCATTTCTCTTTGCATTAATATTGCCGCATAATCTGGTAAAGTTGAAAATCCAGCAGAACCTAAAAAATTAAACTGAGCCATATCAACTAATACCCTTCTTATTTTTTGGCTCATTGAGTCTGGTTCATCTAATACACTTGTAACAACTCTTCTATAAACAGTATCAAAATCTCTTACAACCTGGTTAGCTCTTTTAATTCCATTTGTTTTTTCTACTTCTGCTCTGATATTGTGCATTAACTGTTCAAATGTTTTACCACCAAAAGCTTTTCTAAATTCATATTGTGGTGCAATTTTGGAAGTATAAGCTTGCATTACTTGTATAGGGTCTTGTTCTATAAATTCATAGACTAGGTAGTTTGGTATATCTAAAACTCTATGTTTTGTGTGCATTGATTTTGAGCCAGAATATGTACTATCGAATGTCCAATCTCTTTCATTTAAAATATTTGTAACTGTTTCTTTTGCTCTTTTTGAGGCACTTGCTCTATCAAACGGCATTTTTACTTGTTTGCCATCTTTCCAAACATAAGGATTTTTTTCAAACCAATCTGTTATGATTGATTCTAATTCTTGGCGATTTGCATTTATTTTAGAATAATTCCAAAAACGAGGAAAATAAAAAACCTCATTTGCTGGCATTACTTCTTTTGTTATATTATCTAAACTATTTTGGAATCTTTGTATTTTTTCTTGAGTATCTTTTATAGCTTGTTTATACCAATTTACACTTGATTTTAACTTTGCATCTTTTTGAGCAAATGACAAATCATCTTGTAGTCTTGCTAAATGTGCTTTTGTTGATTCAAGTCTAAATGTAATTGATCTTCGTGTTCCAATCATTCCAACTTCTTCAAGCTTTGCACCCCAATCTTTCCAAAAAGGTATCATAATATCTAAACCTTCTTTTTGAGTTTTGGTAAGCTCACTTACTTTACCAGTAACATATTTTTTATTAATATCTTTAGTCCATTCTCTAAATCCACCCCATCCATATATTTTATAATCCATTGCACCAATAGGTGTTATCCCAGTATCTTTTCTATATAAATCTCTTAATTGATCTTCAATACTTATCCATTTTGCTCTATTAGGACCAGCTTTTAAATTTACAGAAATTTCAGTTGGGACACCAGCTACATTTTTATTTAATAAATATGTCCAAGAACTTCCTAATTTATTAAAAGTAGAATGAACTATATTTGGTAATTTCATATCAAGTAATATTCTTTTTTCTGGATTTGTTAATCCTTTATATAAAAAACTATTTAGATATGCGTTTGGATGTATTGCTTCTGGTTTTTCTATTGTAGGAAGCATATCTATTTCTTTCATTCTAGCAAGTCTTGCTCCACTTACAACTTCACCAGTTTCTGTTTTATACATAGGAGTATCATTTGCATAAACAGCTTTAAAAAAAGCTTGTGTTTCTCTTTCAGCTTGTTTTATAGCTTTTGCTCTAAATCTATTACCTATCCCTTTTAAACCACCAACAATACCAGCAGACAATAAAATAGATCCACCTGTGTTTAATGCTGCTTCTTCACCTGTTACTAAAGGATCTGTTTGCCAGCGTGCAAGTTCTATTGGTGCAACTGTAGCTCCAGCAAACAAACTTGATTTTACAATAGCATCAAAAACACTTTTACTTTTTGCTATAGGAATAGGAATTGTAACAGCATTTACTGGATCTAATACTAATCCACCAATAAAATTACCCCAAGTAGAATTTTGTATTGTATTTAAATCTGTATGTTTTTGATCTATATGTTCAATCATTCTAAAAAAATGATCTTTATTTCTTGCTTCTGTAAGATCTTTGCGTACACCAAAATATTTTGGATCAAAATAATAATCTCTTGTATCTTCATCTTCCCAAGCTGTCCAAACTTTATATTTAGGTTCATCTGGATGAATACCTTCTTCAGCAACTACATGACCAAATTCCATAAAATTAATTGCATTATCTAAAATAGAGCTATATCTTTCTCTATTCATTGCTGAAACAGTCTGAACAAATGTAGGTTTTTCTTTTGGTTCTGTTGAAAAAGTATAACCTCTATTTAATATAGGATTTCTGTATTCAACCATTATTGTTCTCTATAAAAGAAATTATGTATTCTATTTTTAAACTCTGGTGATGCTTCTAAAGCTTCACCAACATTTTTATAAAAAGTATCAACACTATTACCAAAATTATTTTTAAACCAATTTTGCCACCACTGACTTCCTGATTGTAAGTCTAAAGTCCCTTTTGATTTTGGAGGTATGTTAATTAATTTATCAGAATAATCACCACCATCTATTATTATTTCTTCTAATAAAATATTTTCTCTTGATAGATCTTTTTTAAAATTTAAATTAGCAATACCTCTTTGTAACATTTGTGAAGCACTATCAGATCCAAGATCAACTTCACCTAATATTTTTAAAGCATCTTCTCTAAAATATTTATTAGCACGACCAGCAATATCTATAACTTTTATATCTCTTACTTCTGTATTGTAACTTTCTAAAATGATTTTAGCCAAATTTGGATTATCTCCAATGTCAAGCCATGTTTGTTTTAAATTGTCATAAAAGGCATTTGCTTCTTTTGCATCTAAAAAATGTGGAAAATCAAGAAGGTTGTAATCCTGATTAATTCTTTTAAATAGTGTATTTATTTGTTCATCTGTTTCTATTGGATAAATTTGTCCATCAAAAACAGTTGGTACAATAAAATGATATTCTGGCATATTTTCACCAATACTCATAGAAAAAGTAGCTGACATAACAGTTGATAAAGACCCATCTTTATTTCTTATAGCTTGACCTTTTTCAATATTTTTATAGTGATGTAAAGATAATGAATCTAAGTCTGTTTGTCTTTGACCTGATATAAGAGGAACAAACATAGGATTTTCTTTTGATCCATCAATATCTACAAATACTGCATATTCATTTTCCTTAGGTTTCAAAGCATAATAATCCATACCTCTTGGAAAATCTTCATCTGTAAACTGTTCAACACTTTGTCTATTATAATTTTTTAAAGGAACTAATCTAAACCGAATTGCATTATTTGTATCTGTTGTAGGAATCATTGTATTAATTTGACCTGTTTTATCTACACCTGTTGGCATAAATGCTTTATATCCATCCATAACAACTGGTCTATTTAATACTTGATTTACAAAATTTCTTTGCTGTTCTTCTTCAGTTGACTGACTAGAAGCATAATCTAAAAGAGCTGGATAAATATCGCTTATCATTATATCAGTCATGGTATTTGTCAAAACTCTTTTTTCTGGCACATATTTTTTAAGTGCATAAGCATTGACATTTATTTTATCAACAGAGTTTGGATTATCATAAACTGTTTTAGTTTCAACAAAAATTTTGTTATGCATATTTTTTAAATATGTTTCAGCTTCATCTTTATCATTAATAAAAAATTCAATACCAGAGTTTAATATCCCTTCATACATATTTATTGTTTCAAAATCTGTTGAATTTAATTTTAAGGTTTTAATAATAAAATTTCTGAATTTTTGATCTAAATTTTTTCCTTTATTAAGTTTATCGTCTACAATTTGTGCTTTTCTTTCTTGATGATTTTCAAGTCTTTTCTTTCTTGATTCAATAGCTTGCTTAAAAGAATCTTCTGTCAAACCCATTATACTGTCACCAGCAAACATATCTAATAAAGCTATCCATTTATTTTTTGAATTTTGTTTAATAAAATCAATAGGAACAATATTATGAGAGTCTGATTCCCTATCAGGATCTCTGTAATTTAAAATAAATTCTATATTCATTAAAAATTGTCTTGGGTCTGCATCTCCAAACTCATACCAATTACCATTTTCTAAAGCACTAAGAAGATTATACATTTCATTTGGAATGTTTCCATTAGATATAAAATCTAAGAAAATAGGTGATTTTAATAAATCAGGACTACTAAAATAATCTCTTGGTAACACATCAGGTATTCCATCTCCATTGCTATCTGGAACAAGATATTTATATATATTGCTGGTTTCACCAGTAATATCTCCATTTCTTAAACTTAAACTTTTTAAAATATCTTTATTTTGTGTATTTGTTATATTGTTATTTTTTCTAGCTATTTCTATCATATTTTGGAATCGTTGATTATTATCAAAAATAGAATTTTGAGTTTGTTTATTTAAAGCTAAATACCAATCTTTTAAATCAGGTGCTACATTATCTATTGCATTCAAATCACCATTAAAAAAATTCTTTAAAGAGTTTAATTCTTGCTCAGTATGATTTCTTTGCAAAACAGCAGATATTGTTGCAGATGCTAAATAAGCGTGTCTATAATCTAATAATTTATTTGTTCTATTATTTGCTTCATTAGTTGTTAATTGACCAGATATTTGCATCATTTTTATTTGTTCTAACAGATAGTTATGAGCATTATTTGCAGCCATCATTTGTTTGTTTTCGTAAAATGCTGGTTGATCTCTTATTAATTTATCAATGAGATTTATTTTTTTATTCTTTAATTCTGATTCAAATTTTTTATCTATATCTTCTTGCTGCTTAATAATATTGGTTGTAAGTTCTGCAAAATATTCTTTAGAAAACTTAGTAACTTCAGATATATTTGCATAATAGTCACCTTTTATTGCTTTAATAAGATCTTTATCCTTTGTAAATTGAGCAATATTAATCATCAAAGCTTTTTCTTGTTCAGTTGCTTTTGTTGATATTTTAAAACCTTGGCTCACAAAAAGATTGTATGTATTAATTTTTTCTTGAACTTTAGATGGATCTTTCTTTATACCATCAAGTAACAAATCAGTTAGTTCAGTATTTAAAGTTCTTATAATTACTTCTTTTTGGTTTTGTAATTTTGTATATTCTTTTGATTTATCTTTTATATTTGATTGAGATAAAAGTAATCCTTTTTGAATAAGTTGATTAGTTATTGGTATTATTGTATCTGAATAATCGTCTGGACTGCTTTCAAAATTAAATTTTTCAATTTGAAATAATCCGTCTGCTGGATTAATATCATTATATTGATTTGAAATTCTTGTTCTTTTTTCTGTTTGATAATTTTTTATAATTTCTTTAACTAACTTATCATCTGTAATCTTTCTTTCTTCTAATTCTGTTTCAATATTTTCAATATTCGTAAAATCTTTTTGTATATCTTCTAATAAAACATTGGCACTTAATGTTTGCCTAGCAAGTTCTAAATCATTTTGTTTTCCAACAATAAGCTCAGCATTTTTAATTTTATTAATTACATTTTGTTGATCATCTCTATCTGGTCTTGATCCATAATATGTTTCTAATATATCTTTTAAATAATTTTCATTTGGTAAACCCTCTGGAGTTTTTATTAATCCTTCAGTAATTGCCCTTTGAATAAAAAGTTTACCCTCTAACTGTTTAATAATATCTGCTTGTGGTAAAATTTTTGTAATATAATGTGTTAAACTACTTCCAGCCCATTGAATCAAACCTTTATTTTTTAATTCTTGTGAAGTACCTGATGTAATCAATCCAGTTTCAATATGTGGCTTATGTGATTCTGAAAAGGAGTTAGCCATTTGATTTATTTTTTCTTTACTAACACCATTAACTCCAGCAATACTTGCATTTCTTAAATAATCTTCATTAACAATACCAAGCGTTATTCTGTTTTGTTTATTTTCTTCAGCAACAATATTAGCTTGAATAGTTGCATTGCCTTTTATAGAAAGAGTTTCACCAAGCTGATTTGCAATATTAGTAAATTTAGGATTTGCACCATTTACTTTACCAGTATAATAACTTGCAAAACTTTCTGTAAAAGCTTTTGGATTAAAAGAGTATTTTTTTACAAGTTCAATTTGTTTTCTTTTTAAATCATCTGTTATTGCAAGTTCATATCTTTGATCTATAATTTCATTTTTTGCTAATCTATATGATCTTCCTGTAAACATATCTTCATTAGCATAAGCTATTGGATTACCTGTTTTAGTATCTATTGTTATAATATCAGATAAAGTTGCCTCTTGTGCTGCAAGTATTCCTTTTTCTTTTGCAATACTTGTAGCTCTTGCTGTAAGTTCATTAGAAAAATTATTGAATGCTTGAGCTTGTCTTTCTAATGAATTAGCAACACTATTTGCTGAAGAAACATTGACTCCAATATTTCCTGTTCTAACTTGGCTTTTATATACTTTAACCATTATTAGTCCTTATTAAATAATTCTGGATATATTGCATCTTGCTGTCTTAATCCTGAAGTTATTAAATTAGCAAAAGCAGATGTATAACCAGCTCTTTGTGCAGCTCTTCCTGATCTTCTAAATTCATTTGCTCTTGTTTGCATTCTTCTTGTTTGCAATAATGATTGACTTTGAACCCTTATAATATCTCTCTTAAAAGCTTTATACCCACGCTGTAATGCTGTATCTATATTAATTTCATTACCAGTATAAGCACTCATAGTTAATGCTGTTCTGACTAATTCATCATAAGCTCTTACTCTTTCATTTTCTTCTTCAATTGCTTGTATTTCTAATTGTTTTTTTTCTAACTCAGTATCATAAGCTGCTTGCTCAGCTTGCCTTCTTCTTTCGTCTGCTGCTGATATAGATGAACTTAATGAAAGAAAACCTCCTAAAATAGATAAGAAAACTGGCATTATATTTGTACCTCCGCTATTATACTATTAACTTGCACACTTAATGGTGCTGACTGTGTAATTGTGATTTGTGGATCTCTACTATATCCAAGTAATCGCATTTCTTTTTTACCAGTGATAGGTGTTCTTGCCACAGAAAAATCATCTGTAACATTCCTTGTTTGTAATACTTTATTATTCACAGAAATAGATAAGGTATTATTTAAATCAAGAATAACTCTTCCTAATCCTCTTAACATACCAGTAGTTGGACCAGATGCACTTTGTATATCTAACGGATTTGTTTTTAATTCAATAGGAAAAGAAAATCCTATTTCTGCTGTAGTCAGGGAGTTATCTACAGCAGAAACATCTACTTGACCACCTGATACTGCAAAGCTTCCAAGATAGTCATTTCCATTTATTACATCTACTCTAGCTCCATTATCAAACTGACTACTTACAGTAAATACACCAGAGTTTCCATTTGTATAGGATAATGAATGATCCATATTTAAATTATCTTTGAACTCCATCAAACAAAGTTTCTTGGTTCCAGCACCTTTATCATATTTACCAATAACAAAAACTCTTTCGTCTACAGTACAGATAGAATGAAATAATCCAGATGTAACAGTATTTGTACCTTTCATTCCTTGTGTCGTAAACTCTGTCCATCCAGCCCTTTTCTCAGAACGATTAGAATTAAATGTTGCTATAGTGCCATCACTATTTATCATAAATATATAAGATTCTGGTCTTTCTATTGCCGCTTGCAATGTTGTCATTTGCACTGGTGTTTTAATTAAATGCGAAGAAATAGAAGAAACTGCATTAGCAACATAAGCAGCTTCAGCATCAGAAAAGATAAACTCTCGAACAACAGTACCAGATCTTTGTACATAAATAGTTGCTCCATCAAACACATAAGGTTTTACATCTGCTATGCCATAAGGTGTTTGTCTACGAACCATAGCATTTGTTGGTGTTACTGGAGTGTTCTCAAAAGCTGGAACAATAAACTCAGAGGTAACTGTAAATACTTGTAAATCACGATTAGATACTAAATGTTTGATTTGATCTAGCTGACCAACACTAGAGCTTAAAACAATAGACTCATTATCTAACGCAGTGCCAGTATTAAAATTAAAAAACTCTCCAGACATAGAAGCCCATATTCCATCTGGTTGAGATAATGTGCCACCAAACCAAAGCCTACCTTCGTGAAAACATATTGCTGCTGGAAAACCTCTTATTGCTGAATAAGACTGTTCTTCCCAATCAGTTGTTGGACCATTTGTAACAATCTTTGGCGCACCTCCTCCATCAACAGAAGTATTTGCAGAACCACCAGCAGTAAATGTAAATGTATTATCATCAATAATACCAGAAACAGTTCTTGACCCATTTAAATTACTAGCAGATATATTACCTACATCATTGGCTTCAGAAATGGTAATAGAATCACTTACAGCCAAACCGTGTAAAGGCATAGTTACTTCAACAGTTGTACTTCCATTTATTGTTCTAAAAGCATTTACACCTAACTTAGTAAACAAACTATCAGTAATAGTACCAGTAGCATGAGATCCAGATGTAACTCCTGTAAGTTCAATCTCTTGCTTTCTGTATCGAAGAGTAATCCCAGTATGTAATGAATTACCATATCCACCCCCATTAGTAGATCCATCATCAAAATATAATATTGGTGAAAAATGTGTTGTATCAGAACTTGGTACAGTAGATGAAGAATTATCTCTTGCAGCTATTACTTTATATATTTGATTACTATGTTCAACAAAGTCACCAATAGCATAAGCTGTTGTTGCAGCCCAATTACCACGATCCGTACCAGGTGGTTTAATCTTTAAAGTTACACCAGATCCAGTTGAAGCACTTGGAGTTAATGTAAAACCAGTTTGTTGAAAATGATAATAAGGTTGGTATATTCTTTTAGCATCTCCCTTTAAATCAAATGCAAACACAGAAAGCTCGAAAGTAAGTAAACCAGTTCTTACTAAACGCAAGGGCATGAAAGCATTATGACAAAGAAATAAAACATCACCAGATTGTGCATAAGTAATCTGTTTTAATCTTGTTGCTGTTATCCTTGCACTTATTGAAGTACCATCTGTATCAGCAGTAATATCTGTAGAAGATAGATGTGTTACAGCTCCAGCAGAAGCATTACCACTTGAATCAAAATCAAGAATAAATATTTCTATTTTACCAGCAGATAAAGCAATGATGTATCTTTCATCATCACTAAATATAAATGGTATTAATCTTACTTGTTGTTCTACATTGTCATCTACTGTTGTTCCAAAGTTATGTAAAAACTTTGTACCCATTCTTTTGATAACACCACCTTCTGCTCTCAATAAAAAATTAGTAAGCTTTTGTGCAGAGTTTGTATAAACTTGCGTATCAGTTCTACCAATTAAAGAAGGACTAATTTCCCCAAACTGAAAATTAGTGAAAGGTATTCTTACAACTTGCATTAGCTTCTCCTAGCTGTAAGAAATCTACTTGTTACAAGTTTCCTTGTAGTTTGTTGTTGTGAATCCATTGTTCTTGCTTTTGCCATTGTAGCTTCAGCTCTAGCAGTCATTAGGCTTGCAAGGTTTGCATCTCTAGCAATAGATGTTGCAAATATTATTGCAAGAGAAAACTCTACTGCTAATGTAAAATAAGAAGGCCATGTTTCTTCATTTGCTCGAAAGCTATAATCAGCTATAACAACATCTTGTGTAGATGTATCTGCAAATACCTTATCGCCATACATTTGATAATCAATTAAATTATCATTAACTGTTACTGCATGAAGCATAAGTAAATCACTTGGAAGCTGATAAGCTAAATCATATCTACCAGTTGGCTCATCTGATAATTGATTCAAAACTTTTTGATTAGTTGCAAATCTCCATCTTGTATTAACTAATGCAGATTGTGCAACATCTTCATACATATTAACAGCAACAGTTGCTTCAGTTGTTCCATCATCAAAAGAACTAATAGGATCTGCTCCAATAAGAATCAATGCTCTACTGCATATATCAAGTGGAGTATCTGCTGTTGTACTTGTTAATGCCATATAATGTTAGGGAGGGCAATGCCCTCCCCTCCTTTTTTAATCGCCATCTGTTTCTACAATAGCTGTACCATCTGATACATCTACTACAGAACCAGTGTTTGATAGTACGTTTACCCAATGAGTTGTTGGAGCATTGGTATCTGAAACACAGATAACATCACGAACACTCAACATATTAGCAGCACTATTAAAATATCCAGCACTATTAACAGTTGCAATCGTATCTGTTGTCGAGTAGTTCCAAAGTCTTGGTCCAGCTCCATTTTGTGTCCAAAGGGTTAAACCAGAAGCACTAAAAGCCATGTGATTACCTCCTAACTGTTATTATCAAGAACTTCGTAAATACCGTTGTCATCAATAACAACAGCACCCATTGACATCATTGAAGTTGCCAAATGAGAAGCTCTTTCTGGTACATAGTTAAGCTCAGTAGAAACATCACTATTCACACCTAAGCCAACAGCAGAAGTATGATATGCCATGTTTTTACCAGCAGTTACTGCTGATGTTGAAAAGATATTGAAACCTAAGAATTGTTTCATAGTCATTCCACCAGCGTAAGGTAGGTTTTGTTCACCAACAAAATCTGAACTTGCAAACTCAGTAATTAAAAATAAGTCTGCAAAACCTTTTGGATGCATAGCTAAATATCTTCCACCATCTTCTGGAATATTAGCAGAACCAAAAGTTTCAAATAATGATAAAAGATCAGCTTTTTCTAATGCACTACTTGTATCATGGATCTGTGTACTATTAGCACCAGCATCCATAGCAGTAATAAGAATTTCATCTGTCTTACGACCAAGAGCAGCAGCTGCACTTTTAGCAACAGCTTGTCTTTCATCAATGTTAGTTTTTAATTCATCCAACTTGTCGATATACTCTGCTGCATAAAAGTCAGACATAGTAGCTTCTACAGTTGTATGTGTTAGTTCCATTGGAGTTACAAGTCCATTTCTAGATTTTGTACTCGCAGAACCAGTTCCGATTTTCTGAAAACGTACTATGTTTCCAGCAACGTTGCCTACAGTTCTTACCGTATTACGCAGTTTAGATCCCATTCTTTGGTAGGCTAAATGCACATCCGACTCAAACTGCTTTATAAAGGCTGTATCAATAGAGTTTGCCATTATACTCTCCAGTTAAAGTTTCACCAATGTCTTTCGATTGTCTGCTTTAACTACGTCAATGCAATTATCCGAACAGGGTTGCTAGTGCATTACAGGTCGTGACTCTTCATTTATAAAACTATTTTCTTTATAATTACAACGAAAAAATTTAATAAATTGATAATTATTTATATTATAAATATTTGTTTCAAACTCAAAACCACAAAAACACAGCCATTGTTGAGTTCTTCTATCATTAACTGGGATGTAATTATAGATCTTATCATAGTCCTCTTGTAGCAAATCTACAACACTTCTTGACCCACGAAGAAAAGAAAAGTAGTTATCTTCAAGGTCAACTGTAGCTAACATCCAGACTTGAGCTTTATTTTTTGTAGTTTGATCCCAACCAGTGCCAAGCATAGCAATAGGTTTTTTCTTAGAAAATAATGTATATATTGTGCTTTTCTTTTGTGTAAATGGATATATCAAAGCATGAGTTGGATCGACATCAAGCATCCTAAGTTCTTCTCTATCACTCTTGCGAATACTTTCAGCTATTGGCTCAACGTCTTTCAGCCTAGCTTTTTTTAAGGTAAGCTTACCTACTTTCTTAACCACCATTGTAAAGCTTTGTATATCCTTCTCTTACTTTCTCTACAAATGCTGGATCTCTTTTTACTGGATCCCAATATCTAGGATCAGCTTGCATACTTTCCAAACCTTCTTGTGTTATTCTATTTGCTGGTTCAGTTTGTATAGGTTGATTTGTTTTTAGTTTTTCCATAATATGCTCCAATATAAATACACCATCTGCTGTTTCTGTTATCTTTTCTACAGAAGGTAGCATATCTTCTGGAAAAAACTTATTAGCAAAAAGTTCTACTGCTTGTATTCTTTCATTGCTATTATCACCAAGCCTAGCAATCTCTTGATCTTCATTAGGAAGATTAGCTTGTAGACCCTCAGTATACATCTTAATACCTTCAGCAAACTCATCTTGAGAAAAACCATTATCAAATGAATGATCTACCCACCATTTTAGTAAGGGATTATCTGCTGACATAGTTTGATCTATATTTTCTGGAAGAATATAATCACCTTTTTTTTCTGGTCTATTTTCAAAAGCAACTTTATTTAACTCTTCTTCCCAAGATCTTTTTAAATCTTCCTCTTTCTGACCCATTTTCTTTTCAAGGTTTTGATAAGATTCAACTAGATCTTTTTCTGTTTTAAACTTTTCTGGTAGCCATTCTGGTCTATCTGGAACAGAATATTCGTCTACAGTTGTTTCACGTGAAACATCTTGTGTTGCTTCTTGTGTTTCTTGTACTTCTTCATCAGCCATTTATTTTACCCTCATTGCATGATTCATTCTTCTACTTATTAAAGCAATAATATATCTTTGTCCTTCTAAGTGACGTAATTCACCATCTGATATATTTGGTCCAGATACAGAATCAAGAGTAAGACCTCTAAGATAACTAAGTGTTTCTTTACCAGATGGCGTATTAAATGTTGCTAATATATTTTTACTTATAATCTCATCATCTTCTTTTTTTCTTTGTAATCCATCTATTCCAATATTATTATTGTTGGACAACTTGTTCCCCTCCTTGTTGTTGCATCATTTGTTGTTGCATTTGTGCTTGTTGCATCATCTCCATAATTTGTTTTCTCTGACCAGCATCTCTTATAAGACTATCTGGTACACCAAACTTCTTAGCAAGATAGGCTGCAACTTCTTCACCACTTACTAGCAAGTTCATAATATCTGGACCAAATCCTTGTTGTACAAGCTGTAGCCATTGTGATGTTGCACTAATATCTTGTCTAGCTTGAGCTTGACTCAATGGAGATACAGATCTTACTTTTACTTGCCTACCATTTACTGTTGGTATTTCAATTCTTCCTTGCTTCTTTAGAATATGAACAACTCTTTGTAATACTGGTTGTACTAACTCTGATTGCAATCTACCAAATGCAGAACCAATCTGCCTAGATAAATCAGCCATACGTTCTGCTATCTCAGTAGCAGTAGCTGGTGTTTTATTTGGATCACCTAGCATTTCATTATACAAAGCTCTTTTGATATTCATACGCATATCATTCAATATAAACTGACTAACATCAAAACTCCCTGCAGCTCTTATTGGTTGCAAGCCAGCAGAGTTTGGTGCTTTTGGTATGACTGTTCCCGGAACAAGATTAATTGTATCTGGATTAACAATGCCATCATCATCTAGCTGATAGATACCTGATATAGCCATTTGTGCATTTTCTAATACTAACTGAACTGTAAGGTTTGTAGTCTTGATAGCACTCAAAGCGTTCATAAGTGGACCTCTGCCATAGACTTCTCCAGCACAAGTAGCCCACCTAAAACAAACAAAAGGATTGGAACCAATACCTTTGTATCTTTGTGATCTAATTAATGTAGATGTTTCACAATCAATAACATAATCTAAAAAAGCATCTTCATTTATTTTTGTATAATCACGACAAACAACTTCTAATATTTTTGTTTTAGCATCTGGTGTTTTTTGTATTTTATCTGCTAACTGTGGAGAAATATCACTATCAGCATACAATAAAGGAATATGAGAATAACGTACATTTCTCTCTCGGTAAACATGATCTATCTGATTATTTGGACCAGTTTCTAATACAACATGAGGAAGTGGTATTGCATTAAATACAATAGGCTGTACAGCATCACCTTCACTTATTTGAAGGATGCCTGTGCCAACTGCCAAGTCCATAAATGATTCATGAACTTCCTGACCAAAATTCGAGTTTTGTAAAACTTCAAATACATATTCTGTCACCTCATCCAAATCATTATTTACACTATCTCTTTGCTCTTTAGCAACTTCAGAGCCAGCTATAAAGTCAGCCCATCTAGCAAAGTTAGGAACTAGACCAGCTTGTAATCTTGATGCAAACTCTTGTACACCAACAACGGCTGTTTCATCAAATATTTTTTCATCTCTTCTTTGACCAATAGATTCGGTATAAAAAGATTCTCTTTGTGGCATAGAAAATTCATAACATTCTTCAAAGAGAGGAACAAAGTTTTCTCTTAATGTTTTGGCTTTCTCATATTTTGCCATATATTCTTTTGCAATTTTATCATGCATTATACATTTCCTCTATAATATCCAATACCTCCACCAGATCCAGTTATCAAAGAACGTCTACCTCTACGCATTCTTCTTCTTTGTAGCACTGTACTTTCTTTTCTTTGTTTTATAACATCTGATTCTGGTTCTGGACTTGATGCCATTTGAGTTGTTGGAGTTGTACTAACCAAAGGTGTTGCCCTGGTTACAGCTTGTGCAGTTTGTTGTTTTTTCAGTGCTGCTTTTTCCTCTTGCTCTTTTTTTAATTGAGCTGCTTGTGCAGCTTCAGCTTGTGGATCTGTTACTGCTGATGTACTTCCACCCCCACCAAATATACACATATTAACCTCCTAATCTTGCCCAGAAGCCTTGCTTCTTAATAGGCTTTCGTTGAAAAATGTCATACCCTTTTCTAGCATTAAACGATTGTAGTGGCTTTTGTCCAGAAATTAATTCTCTTCCTTCACCAGCTCCAAGCAATAAATACTGTAAAGCATCATGAATATGAGAGTACATATTCTTCTCTGGCTTATCATCATAACGCTCACCTGATACTTGCATTCTTCTATAGGCATAGCCACCTTGGAATCCTTTAATTAACATAGGGCATCTTCTATCAATCAAAAAAGCTGGTTTACCATCTGACATCTTAGTAAGCTGTGAAGAAACAGATTCTAAACGCAGATCTACACTATTGGAAGGTGCTGGCATAGCCCTAAGACCAGCACCTCTTAATATCTGAAATGGAGTTGATTCATCTGTTTGCGCTCTAAAATCACCAGCTGGATCACCAATAATGGTAACATCTAAACCAGCAAACCGTGTTGCTATCTCTTGTCGTAGTAATTCTGCAAACCTAACAATCCCCATATCAATCGCAACAATCTCCGATTGTATCAACCATCTACCTCTGACTTTCTGTCCAAATACCGCAGAAGGAGTCAAACCAAAATCAAGTCCAATATAAAGAGGTACACCAATAGCTATGGGTATTTCTTCTGTTGCAATATGGGTTTCGCTTACAAACTGTGGATATACAGGTTTACCATCCTGTATAGCACCCAGCCTATTCATAACATATACATCTATCCAGCTTTTAGTCTTACCACGAATAAGATTAGGATAATAAGTAGCCAATATATTTTTTGCGTTCTCTGCTTCTTTATTCATTGAATAATCTTTGACTTCACCCTTATCATCATAGTTTTCTATCATAGCAGATGGTTGTGTAAAAAATCCCCAGTTATCTGGCTTTACCAACATAGTTGCTTGTTCTTTGGGTATATGATCTGGTATTGGAACCTCTCCAGCCATAATAGGCCACCAATGATCTTCTTCTGGAGCATTCGTATCTGCAATCACACCAGACCAACTTGCACCACCATCACGCATGGATGGATAACGACCAACACGCATAGTACACGCATCAATAATACTCTTTGGTATTTCTCTTGCTTCGTTTATCCAAACACCAGTAAGCTCCAAAGAAAGAAGCTTCTTTACATCCTCTGGTCTATCTAATGCTAAAAATATTATCTCCATATCCAAATCATTCTTTTGAACATGATGCGTATATGGTACTGACCAATGAAACTTACCCCATAGATCTTCTGGAAACCAATCAAGCCAAGTCTTAATGGTAGTTGTTCGTAACTGTGGATTTGTATTTCTAATTACAGCCCATCTACTTTTACGAATACCTTCTTTGTTTTTCTTTTGCTCAAGGCTTCTTCGAAATACCTCAACACAACAAGCAACAGACTTACCAGAACCAACTGGACCTCTTATACCTCTAAAAAAATTAGAGTCCTTCATAAATACTTTTATAGTATTACCATCTGGTTTGTAATCAAAAGAAGCCACTACCTATCATCAATCTTATGGTTAGCACCTACACGAATTAACTTCTCAACTGTTTCTGGTGCAATCGTTGCAATTAATTTATCAGCTTCGTAATCCGTACAGAATTGCTTTGGAAAGTGTTTAAGATGTACTGTCTTAACTACGTTCCTAAGTATTCTTCTTTCTTGAGCATTTAAAGTATGCAAAAAACTCATATATTATTTTCTTCCTAAAGCATCCAGTTGAGCCTTCATTTTTGCTTGTGTATTTAAATACTCTTCAAATGTCATACCTCTTTTATTTTTTTTATATGCTGCAAAAATTCTTTTAAATAATTTAAGTTGCTCTGGTTTTATTTTTTCCATTACTTTTTCCTTTTTTTAGTACGTTCAGTACGTTTGGGTTTTGGTGGAGTTGGCTTTTCTTCTTTTTTAGAAGGCAACCAAAAAAATAATATTTTAAATAGCATACTCATGTCCTATACTTTCTCACTTTCTTTGCAATACTCTTAGGTTGTTTTACAAACTGTTTACCAGCTCTATTACCTTTTGCCTTTGCTCTATTTGTTGCAGCTTTCTCTGATGCACTTAATGCTTTCCAAGCTGCATCTGGTAAATATCTTTTCTTACCTTTTGATGGAGAACCATCAGAAGTTCTCCACTTCTGTTTACCCCAGTTAAGTAAAGATCGTTGAGGAGCTTTCACTTATATCCCCCACCTTTGGCTTTATACATCCTAGCCAGCATCTGTGCTTTTCTTGCTGACCATTGACCAGGTCTACCACCTTTACCACCAGCTTTGATTCTGTTAAATAAACTTTTTCTCATTGAAGGTTTGGTATAATTACCAGCTGCGTTTACTGCCATTTATACAATCCTCTCTTTTCCATTATTAATTTTAATCTTTTGTTTGTTTCTTCTTCCAAGAAATTAACCATCTCTTCATCTGACATCTCATCTGGACTTAAAAGTTCAGATTCTTCTTCCATATGTACTTTTTCTAACTCATCTTTTGTCATATTACAGTACGGAGGGTCTAAACTAATATCTACAATATCATGATCTGGATGATTAGGATCATCTAATTCATCACAAAGTTCCTTGATATTTAAAAATTTAATAGGCTTATATTTCACGCCTTATTCCTTTTACTAATTGCTCTTGCTTTGGCTCTAGCATCTGCCTTCGAACTAGCACCCCAAGCTCTCAAACTAAGAAGAAGTCTAGTTGGCTTTCCCTTAGAATCTCTTTCTGGACCACGCATATTACCCATACGAGCTAAGAAAGATGCACGGCGAGGATTATCACCAGAACGAACAGGTGGTTTTAAATTCATACCTTGCTTTCTAGCAGACTCTCTACCACGCTGATTTAAACCACCTTTAGGGTTCTTGCCTTCTTTTCTCTGCCAAGCTGGTGTTTTTGCCATAGCAACCTCCTAACCTACCATTAAATATTTTTCAGAGCTTTTCAAGAAAAAAATGTTAGAATGGTATCTCCCAGTAACTAACAACTTGCGTTTTTGCTCCCCATGGCTATGCCATGTTGTTATAGCCTAGGCGTAGCCTAGACATTTTACACATAGTCAGCTTTGCTTGACTATGCTCCAAAGCCTAGGCGAAGCCTAGACAATAACAACCGCTCTGAGGGCTAATCAAGCTGTATGTTCACTTTAAGCTCACCAATGAGCATATGCTGATGCTTATCTACCGCTCTGAAACCAGCTCTGTCCAGAATGTCCTTGCTAGCTTCAAGCTGAACATACTCGCTTTTAGCTCCAGAGCTAAGCTCCATAAGCTTTCTACTAGCTTTCGTAGCATTCAATCCTAAGGACTCACTTATCTGTTGCATCATGTAAGCTTGCACGTGTGGAACCTTCAAGGCCTTGCTCGCACTGACTCTGCCTGAGTCGCCCTTAGCATAGCCTGCCACTTGGCTAGCTTCAGTTATGGAGCAACCCGTTGCTACGAGCGTATCAACGAGTAGCCTTTGTTTGGCTGTCAGACTAGCATGGTTATTCGTCACCGAGTTCATGCCTGTGTGTCTAGCGTATCTGCAACAACCTTGTCAACAGCCAAGCAAGGCGAGGGCAAATATTCGTGGCTATGCGTGACTTCAGGATCACATTTGCTAGCTTTACTTCCTTTGCAAATCTGTCATCTTTCTCCTAGTTATTCATTCCTTGACTGTTCAAACCTAGCTGATTGGCGCAAGGGGATTCGGCAAAGCCGAACGCCTAGCTATGTCAAGTGCGAGACTTGACATAGCTACCCCAATCATCGAGGTGTGACCATTCAATCAATAAACAACTAGGAGAAAACTAATGACAAATGATTTAAGCAAAGAAGAAGTAAAGCTAGCAAATGCAATCCTTACGTTCTTAGGTAAGTGTGAAGTATATAGTGACTTCTCTTACTCAGCTAAGTGGGTAGCAGATGGTCTTAATACAAGAGTAAAAGGTGGTATGTACAAAGGTACTAAAGAAAGATTCGATGAAGCTGAGATGAAATTCCTTGGAATGGAACGCAAGCTTGAATCTGATCCTGACGCTTTCACTGATGAAATGCAAAAGACAGTTCGTGATGCACATCAAAAGTATGAAGCACAGCTCAAAGCTGAGCAAGGTCTGATGAAAGTGTTCAGAGCAGTTCAAGAGTGCGTTGACACTGGTGAAACTGTAGAGAGCTTGGCTAAAGTAGCCTAAGCAAAAACGCACCAGCCGAAAGGCTGGTGCTTACCTTATGGGAGTTTAAAATGGAAGATATATACGAAAAGAAACTTAAGGATAACTTACCAGATGGTTGGACATTTGGATACATTGGAAATTATTGGAATGATGGTAGACCATTTCCAGATGATAGGAGTTGGAGAATTTTTACAAATGCAGTTACAAGAACTGGTTGTGGTACATCTGTTGGATCATTCGAGTCATCAAGGACACCAAATCCTCATCAAAAATTATGGGAGTATTATGAGAGTGGAGCTGCAATGGCATTATATGAGAGAATGATTGCATCTGGAGAATGGAGAAAAAAATGAGACAAACAAAAGAAATTTTAAATTTATTATTGTTATCAGTGTCTGTAACATTTGTGATTAGTTCAATCATGTCCGTAGGTATTGTGTTATTATGCTTGACACTATGGTAAGAATTTTTTAGAATTAATTATCGTAATTAATGAAAGGGGTTTTATAATGGCGATATATTTTACAAAAAGACAATTAGAATTAATTGCACTTCATATCTGTACTGAGATGACAGCTACAGAGATTGATAGAGTAGCTGATATTTTATTTACAGAAGATTCTATTCCTAAGAATTTGTTCAAAGAAAAAGCTTACAAGAACAGTAGAGTCGTACAAGAAATTGAATCTGTATTTGATGGTATTCAACAACAACAAGAAATTGCAATGCAAAGATTGGAGAGAAACAATGGGTAAAGTAAAAGATATGTTGTTAGATGAAGTTGAAAATACATGGGGAACTATATCAGAAATGATACGCAATAGTGACAATGTTGAACAGCTTCAAACTGTAATTGATTATGCTGTGCGTGAGTCAAGAACAAATCCAATGCTAGGTTTACCAAGCATGATACCGGATCAAGTAACAGAATTATGGAATGAGATCCACAATGATTAGGTATTACATCACTGAAGCAATGGCAGCTGTCGCTGTCATTGCATTCGTTTCGTTTATAATTTTTATTTCATAGGAGAATATGATGCAACTATTAACAAAGAAAATAGAAAGCCAACTGCGTGCTAACCATAAAGCTAACGCAGATGGCGACAAAACATTTGCACCAATTGTAAAACTATTCAATCCGTATGGTGTAGGTACTTGGTATCTATCAGAACTAGATGACAATGATATAGCCTTCGGTTATTGCAATCTAGGTTATGAAACTGAGCTAGGCTATGTAGATTTGAACGAGTTAAAATCTATGGTGTTACCTTTTGGTGGCAAAGTTGAGCGTGATTTATATTGGAGTGGAGATATACAATGAGAAGTTATAATATTTGTGGAGAACTACGTCACTATTCAAAAGGTGATATGATACATACAAGAGGTCAAGCTTGGGTCTTGGACCAAGACGAATATGATCCTGATGTATGGTGGGCTAGCAATAGTGATGGTGAAGAGATCGAATTTATACCAGGCACAGAAGATCATCATGAGCCATTTAATGAATCACACATCAAACAAAAGTTAGGATTGTACTAATGCCATATACAGAAAAAGGTCACGGCTACCAAAAAACCGATACAAGTTTCAAAGCTATTGGAGATCCAACGAAAAGATTTAGTGCAAAGCAAATTGTTTTGCACTATCTTAGTAGTATAGCTGATTATGATTCACCAAATAATTCTGCTTCAAGTACTGAGATTGCTGACAGATGTTTTATGAATATACTGACAGTAAGACCAAGGCTTACTGAGCTTTGTAATGAAGGCTGGATAATAGATTCTAATATCAGAAGATTAAACAAATGGAATAAACAAGAGGTATGCTGGAGGATAAACAATGAAAGCGTATCTTAGTATGTTAAAATCATTGAGAGAACATAGAAAAATATCACAGGAAAGATTAGCTTTTGATATTGGAATTGAAACATCTACACTTTCGAGGTGGGAGAATGGATCAAGAACTCCAAGCTTTCATAACTTTTTATGTTGGATCAATGCTTTGAATTGTAAACTAGTAATATATCCCAATGGCACACAAAAATAAAAACAAAGGAACCTATCACGAAAAGTGGTTTGTTGATTGGCTTAAGAAGATTGGCATTGCAGCTAAACGACAGCCACTTTCTGGCAGTTTGGGAGGAGAATACCGAGGTGATATAATTTTGTCCCCAAAGAACAAAAATTATATTGCCGAGGTAAAGTACCGAACTAAAGATAATTTTCCTAATCCTTTCAATGTGTTAGACAAAAGGGACATAGCGTTGTATAAAAGAAAGACAGGTAAACCAAACACTCTAGTCATAATGAGTGGAGAAATATTTGAAGAATTATTAGGAGAAAAAAATGCCAATATTAAGACCGACAATACCTCTTGATTTTGTAGCTGAAGTACTCAATGAATCTGGTAAAAGATTTTATATATCAGAATATAAATGGAGTAACAACGGTGGCAAATGTAAGTATCGCAAAGGTGAAGAAACCTATGAAGAAGATGCAAAAAAATTTGTTCATGAAAAATTTTGTAAATATGATTGGTGGTATAACAAACACTCAACTTATTGGGGATTTGTAGAAGGCACCAACATAGAAACATTTGAAATGGAATGGAATAGAATTACTATTGATGTAAAGATTGTTCACTTTGGATATTGTTTAGAGAAGAATGGTGGATCACATCACCATGAATATTCTTATGAAGCCAGAGGTAATAAAGTAGAGTTTGTAAAACAAAAAAATGGTCTTTATTACGCAGAAGATACTATTCGATTACCAACAACAAGCACTGGCTATCGCTCTGGTCATATACTTAGAAGAGATGCTAGTCAGTATATTAAAGCCAATGAACTAAAAGAATATATACTTAGTGAACTTGGAGAACCACCAGCGCAAGGAGATTTATTTACATGAGCTTTCATTTAATGGCTAAAGTATGGGATGATGAAACCATAGATGATGGTGTAAGCAAATTCATACTGCTTTGTTTAGCTGACTATGCAAACAATGATACATTCGATTGTTTTCCAAGCTTAACAAGTATATCCAAACGTACAGGTTTTGCATTGGCTACAATCAAAAGACACTTGGATAAATTAGAAGATAGAGAATACATTGTTAGAGTATCAGGAGATTCAAGAAGGTCCAATAGGTATCATCTATATCCAACAGTGTACAAGGTAGGCTCAGAGAGAGCCTACGTAGGCTCAGAGAGAGCTACTAACCTATCATCTAACCTAGATAAACCCACTAAAGTAATCACAGAAGATTGGAAACCAAAGCCAGAAACTATCGAAAAGATCAATCAAAAACATGGAAAGGGGAATATAAACCATGACAATGAAACGAATAACTTCACCTTATATTACATTGGCACAGCCCAGCAAAGAAAATGGAAAGACTGGGACAAAGCTTACCAGAATTGGTGCAATAAAGCAGTTGACTTTAAGCAAAGAGGAAACATTACAAGCCTTAACCAATTTAAGAGAGATAAAATATCCAATCGAAACGGACATAGCGATGGCTTCTTTGCTGGACTCGCTGACGAAATCAAGAATGATTACGAAAATAATATCGAATAACGACCACCATATCAAACATCTCGAAATGTCTGTAGAATCTGAAGATGTATTTAAAAGGGCAAGGAAAGCCATACTTTCTACCTTAGTACCTTTACCCTCGGAAGAAATACTTGCACGCTTGGTGAAGCTTACAGCCCTGCTGAAGCCACCTTTTGGTGAAACAGTAAAAGATTTGAAGTATCGAATGAATGCTTTCGTTGAAAATCTAAAGGATGTGCCTGCTGACATTCTTGTTCATGCAATCAAAGAGATTGCAGAAGAAGAAGATTACTTTCCAAGTTGGTCAAAGTTTGCTAAGAAAATAAATTGGCGAATCAAAAACAGACAAAGATACTTGGAGGTGTTAGATAGCACATGGATCTCTACGAAGAGTTTAGAATCTTAACTAAAAAATTTAAACGGAAGAAAGTCTTACCTTTGGAAAGACACTTTTGCAGTGTTTCATTGAAAGAAAAACTGAAGATAATTGAACAACTAAAGAAAGGGAAAAATAAATGAGTAAGTATAAACATACATTAGCTTCATTGAAGTGGGATGATTTAAATGGAGAAGGTTATATTGTTTGGAATAAAAAAATATGGAATCAATGGAAGTATGTTATAAAGGCAGATGCTTTAGAAGATTGGGAAGCAGATTTAAAAAAAGAATACGAAAACAATGAAGCGCATTATTTTGATAACCCTAGAAAAGCATTAGGCTTGGAGGATTAAAATGACAGGAAGTTTTGTAACTGGAAGTAAGATGGTTTACAGTACCATCTTGTTAGTCAACTTTGAAACAATGGAAGATTGTACAAAGTATCATAATCAAATTTATAATGATGGAACCAAATGTTTTGTAACTTATGTTGATACATATGATACACCCAAGATACCATTAGATAGACCAAAGCTGGAGATATTCTATGAAAAACAAAATGACTAAACTCAAAAGATTACTTGTTGGATCAACATCAAGAAAGACAAAGATTACATTACCACCCATGCCGGATAATATGTTGAAGAATGATTATCCAGATTGGTTGTATGCAGCTGAAGATCTGTATGAGCTTTCTAAAGAAGAAGATCTTTACTACACTCCTTGGAATGACAGGCTTTTAAATAACAGAAAAAAATAGCCACTACAAAGACAGGCGTACTTTGCAGTGGCATAGGAGAAAAGTGTTGGTTTTCTATAAAACAATTATGCTTGAATAAAAATAAAAAGTAAAGTATAAATAATTGAAAGGGTAAATCATGAATAGAATAGGTTTTATTGGTGGGTCTGATTGTACAAAAATCATGGGAGATGATTGGTATGATCTATGGCAAATCAAAACAAAAAGAAAAGAACCAGAGGATTTATCTGAGAATCATCAAGTTCAAATCGGTATCTTAACAGAAGCTTACAATCTACAAGTGTTTGCAAAAGAATACGAATGTGGACTTGAAAACTTTCAAAAAGAATTTGCATTGAATTACAATGGAGTACCATTGAAAGGTACAATAGATGCTTCTGTAGTAGGTCAATCAGCTATTGTAGAAGCCAAACATACTAATTCATTTGCTAAAATAGATGCACAAGTAAACAGATATTATGCACAGCTACAGTTTTATATGTGGTTATCGAATACCAGCTTGTGTTATTTCCCAAACTTTTTTGGTAATGGGAAACCTTGGAAGTGTATTGCTGTACCTAAAGATGGAGCTTTTCTTGATCGGCTCAAAGAAAAAGTATTCAAGTTTTGGCAATATGTAATTGAAGATAAAGAGCCAGAAATAAAGGGTGAATAAAATGGGTAATATGAGAAGAAATAATTGGACTCCTCAAAAAGATAGAAGAGATCTTATGAAAACATTAGGGGAAGATATTAAAAAAGCTGATGCAATTTCAAACCACAATCTAAAATTATGGAAAGCAGTTTGCAAAACAGATCCAGCTTTTATAAGTAAAGTATCATTTGGTGCCAGATCTTTTAATGCAATAGATCCTATGTATCAAATTATGAAAGCTACTGCTATTCTTGGTCCGGTTGGTAATGATGTAAAGAATGATGGCTGGACATATACTGTAGAGTATGACTATCCCACATTAGGAAATATTATGATGGTGGTAGCAAAGGTAACTATCACTACATATTTCGGATCTTTTGGACCGATAGCTGGATCAAGAACATTTGTAAATCTTGATAACAAAAAGAAAGCAAATGATGATGCTCCAAAGATGGCACTAACAGATGCACTAACAAAAGGTTTATCACATCTTGGATTTGATGCTGATGTATTCTTGGGTAAATATGATGACAATAAATATATGAAAGGAAACAATGATGAGTTCTAATGAGTACGATAATACAAACAAGGGAGCTGTATTCCCACCGTTCAGTTCAGAAGATAAGCTGATGCTAACTGGGAAGTTGGATATGGAAGGGAAAGAACATAAGCTTGCAGTTGTAAAAGAAAAAACTAAAAATGGTAGGACTATTCTGAAAGTATATACAGAGTTTTGTGCTTTGTTTGAGAATGATAGTGTTAGTGAGGGCGCACCAAAATATTCTGGATCGCTGAATGAAATGTTTAATAAAGATAAACCAATGAGATTGGCTGCTTGGAAAAGACAAACAAAAGATGGAAAGAATATGTTGAGCTTGCAAGTTTCAGAAAAATTATCTAAACAAAATAAAACAGAAGAAAGTCAAGCTTCTATTATTGATGATGAAATACCGTTTTAAAAACGAGCATGGCTGGTTCACCCTTTCCTAGCCATGCTCACCAGAAAAAGTATGGCTATGGTGTCGCGATTTCCTTTCATAGCCATACACCCAAATGGAGATGTAAATGACAAGAGCGCAATTCCTAAGAGAAGTTGGAGATACATTAGATAAAAGACAAAATGTTTATGGTAATCCAACTGATAATCTAAGAGCGATAGCTAAGTGTTGGTCAGAATATAAAGATATGCATTTCACATACCTTGATGTATGTATTATGATGATACTCACAAAAGCTATGAGATTAAGACAACAGCCTAATCATGAAGATTCATATAAAGATATTGCTGGTTATGCTACATTAGCTATGGAGTTTATTGAGAAAGCTCAAAATGAGGACCATCAATAAAAGGTCTGCGCCCTTGTCCTTTTCTAAGATCAATATAGTCATTCATTGCATCTTGCATTGAACCATCATACTCTCTGATATCTGGTATGTGCCAGGCACAACCCCAACGAATACCTACATCACATATCTCTGCTGCTCTCTTCATGGCATCTGCAATGTTATCATAGAGATTCAGCTCCCATGATGCCCTCGAACCAACATAGGCCATGAGATCGATAGCATCACCAGTCAAATGTTTTGATTTCATTGTTTGGCTTGCACCTTTGGCAACAAGTTCCTTTTGTTCTTCCAAAGTTCTAAGCCCTTGAATCACTCCGAAATCAACGGTTGTGTGTTCTATGGCACTGGTGACAACAGCTACAAGTTCTGTCTTTACACCAGTTAATTTATCTTTACTTCTTTGTGAAAGTTTATACATTTTAAAAATCCTGTCTATAGATTACACTTAATTTATCAATTAATTTGGTTGAGGGATCAAAATCATAACCAACTTTAACTCTTAATGAAGCTTCAGGTTTCTGTGATTCCAAACCTTCTACAAATCTACCTATTCCTAAACCAACTCCTCTTTGTATTTCAACACCAGATGTTGTTCTTATATCTTCATCTTCTTCAAGAAGCATAACTGGTTCAAGAATCTCTGATTGTTTCAACGGTGCAATAGTTTGTGGGCTTGAGTCTTTATCACCCATTTGCAAACTTTCAATGAAGGTATTTTCTTTATCAATCCCAGGTGGTTTCTGTAAAGGTGCTTTTGATTTTGTTACAACTCCACTGTCTTTATCACCCATGTCAACAGATTTAATTTCTTTTGGTTTATCATCATCACCACCACTGCTCATATCTACAGATGGTTTTGGTCCAGCTGTTCCAATGGATTTTGTTAAATAAGATTTCTCTTGAGCGCGAAAAGCTTCTGCTTTCTTTGCTTTTTCCTGTGCAGCTTTCTTGCCTGTCTTTGCTGTAAACTTACCTTTTACTCCATATCCATCAACAAAAGCCATTATTTCTTACCTCCAAAAAATTTAGTTGCTGATCTTATACCAAATGATGCAGCAATCACCACACCGAAACTATATG